ATTCGTAGGTTCAACACCTGCAAATGGTCTTGCATCTGATGGTTCAAACTTCTACTACAGAAAGTTCGCAGTTTCAAACATTCTGTAAACCAAAGTTTAAGAACTTTAAAAAGGGTCTCTTTGAGACCCTTTTTTTTACCTAAATATAAAGTAACAATTTTTATAGGTATACAATATGAGTGAATATGCAAAAACAGTGAAAGTGTTAGAAGGCCCATGGGAAAAAAGTGCATTCCCTGATGGAGTCGAAACGACAGATGTAATTAGTAGGACTATCGCTACACGATACGTTAGAGATGGATATCTTTGCGAAGAGACAGTTCAGAGAGAGTATCGTAACGGAGATTACTATGACACTAAAACGTCTAAAAGGATTATCAAACTAAATGGCTGAAACAACAATAAACAAATCAATTCTGAATAAGAATAATTTTAGACTTCTTATAGATAAAGTTCCTACAGTGGAATACTATATACAGTCTTGCAATATCCCAGGCTTATCATTTACTGAAACAACGTCTGCAACAGGAATTGGTTTGGATGCATTCTTCCCAGGCGATAAAGTGTCATTTGAGACACTAGACTGTACGTTCTTGGTGGATGAAGATTTAGAAAACTTTAAAGAAATCTTTGATTGGATGGATGCGATTGTTCCTGTATCAGACCCCTCATCGTATGAGGCATATGTAGATTCAGTTAAAACAGGTTCAGGTACTTACAGTGCAGTAGATAATGATATGAATCAGTATTCAGACATTACACTAGTAATGAACACTAACAAAAACGTTCCAAATAGATTTATTAGATTCCATGATGCATTCCCAATATCAATCAGTGGTATTGAATTGCAATCAGGGGCAGAGTCAGAGGCAGTAACCTGTAACGTATCATTTAGATTTTCATACTACGAGATAAAAAACACCTCGTAAAATCCCCATAAATATGGTATAATAGTAGAAAATACTACTATTGGATTATTATGACATTAGATGAATTGAAATTAGAATGGTCTAAAGACTGTGAGATTGATGATATTGAACTCGACAAATCATCATTAGAAGTTCCCAAACTACACGCTAAATACTCCGAATTATTAACTGACAGCATTGTTTCCTATAAAGGTAAACAGTTGGAGTATAAACTGCTCTTAAAAGACAAATGGCTGTGGTTTAACGGTAAAATGGACGGTGATCGTATCAAACAACTAGGATGGTCAGATGACCCATTCGATGGTCTTAAAATCATGAAGAACGATATCAATATCTTTTTAGATGCAGACCCTGACATAATGAAGATAAGAACACAACTGGATTACCTCCAAGAGAAGATTGATTTCATAAAAAGATGTATGGATAATATCACATGGAGACATCAAACAATTAAGAACACTATTGAGTGGCGTAAATTTATGAGTGGTATGTAATGTTATTAGAAAGTTATTGTTGTTATATTTCAGAGTTTTTTTCTGATACTGAAGTTCAAGAGATACACAGACAGTCAGATTCATTACCATGGGAAAAGGGTAGAGTTGGTTTTGCAGAAGGTGACCCTGATCAATTGGATGAGGACTTCAATGTAAGAAGTGAAATCAGACAATCTGAAGTTAAATGGTTTGATGAAAGACAACCATTATCCAAAGACCTACTTGAAAAAATACACGAAGGTGTAGGTGAAGTTGCACGAAGAAACAATTGGTCATCGTGGGAATATGATTACTTAGAACCATTACAATACACTGTATATAAACATAGACCTGATGCACCAGTTACAGGAGACTTCTATACATGGCATACAGATGCAGGTTCAGATGCATATAAGAATGGTAGTCAAAGAAAACTCAGTTTCACATTACAATTATCCCATCCTGATGAATATGAGGGTGGTCATTTTGAGTGGTTAGAACCACAACACACTTTTGATAATCTTAGACACAATGAAGATATCATTAGAATCGAAGATATAAAAAGAAGAGCTCCATTCTCTGCACAAGAGAAAGGTAGTCTAATTGTATTCCCTTCCTTTGTACACCATCAAGTAACACCAGTTATAAGAGGTACAAGGATATCACTAGTAGGATGGTTAGTCGGTAAACCATACATCTAATGGAAAAAGTTACTGTACGTAAAGTTGATGAAGTCTTCATGCAAGTCAATTGCGACGATTCACTTGCACGTGATTTGTATGACTTCTTTTCCTTTACTGTACCTAATGCAAAGTTCATGCCTTCCTATCGAAATAAATTTTGGGATGGTAAAGTCAGACTCTTCTCTCTGAAGACTAAAAAGATTTATATCGGACTATTACCATACGTTGATGAGTTCTGTAGAGAACGTGGATTTGAGTTTGGTGGTATTGAAGATGTTATAGGTGAAAAGACACTCCTTACAGATGAGGATGTTGATTTCTTTATTAACGGTGATGACCTAATTCCAGGCTTGGGTCTTCCCTTTGAACCACGTGATTATCAAATAGATGCATTTAAAACTGCAGTGCAATATGGTAGACAACTTCTACTATCACCAACTGCAAGTGGTAAATCTCTAATCATTTATATGTTGTGTAGGTGGTTTGAAGGGGAAATGTCCTTACCTAACTGTAAGACCGTTATAATCGTTCCTACAACGTCTCTAGTAGAACAGATGAGTAAAGACTTCGAAGACTATGGATACAAAGAAAAGGTCTGTAAGATATATCATGGACAAGAAGTGTTTGATGCACCTATTACCATTACCACATGGCAGAGTTTTTCTAAAGCACCTAAAGAAACATTACAGTCATTCGATGTAGTCATCGGAGACGAAGCACACTTATTCAAAGCACAAACACTGAAGAGTATACTAGAGAAGATGTCTTCCACTGGTTTCCGTATAGGTACTACAGGTACACTTGATGGAAGTGAAGTTCATAGATTACAACTCGAAGGATTATTCGGGCCAGTTAAAAAAGTAATATCGTCATACCAACTCATGGAAGAAGGTACGATTGCAAATATTAATATAGATTGTGTCATACTTCGTCATACTAAACAGAAGAAGATGACATATCAAGAAGAGATGGATTATCTCGTAAGTCATCAAGGACGTAATCAGTTCATTACTAATTTAGTTGCATCCCTAAAGGGCAACACACTAGTGTTGTTTCAATATGTAGAGAAACATGGTGAAGTCTTATATCCCATGTTAGATGGCAGAGTACAAGACTTACACTATGTGTATGGTGGAACTGATACTGAAAGTAGAGAAAAGGTTAGAGAGATTGTTGAGAAGTCTAAGAATAGTGTCATACTAGCATCATACGGAACTTTCTCTACAGGAGTTAATATCAAACGAATCGACAACATTGTATTCGCATCACCATCCAAGTCACGTATCAGAAACCTACAGTCTATTGGTAGAGGATTGCGTAAAACGGAAGGTAAAGATAAAATGAGATTGTTTGATATATCAGATGATCTACAAAACGAAAATTATACACTTAACCACCTTAAAGATCGAATAAATATATACAACGAGGAAAATTTTCCGTATGAAATACAAGAGTTCGATTTAAAAGATGGCTAGTCCTAAGGATTTACATTTGGTACCTAATCAATACGAAGTAATCAGACTTGACACAGGTCAAGAGATTATGGGTATGACTAGACGATTGGAAGGTCAGACCGAGGTCACATTACCTATGATGTGTCACCTCTCTGCAACTATGAAAGGTAGAACTATTGCAACCTTCTATCCTTACTCACCTTTATCATCAGACACTACGGTGACAATACCTGATGATATGATCTTACATAGGAACACACTTAATAAACAAATAGTTCCATTCTATGACAACGCATCATCTAAGTGGTTGAACATGGTAGAGACTGGAACTATTCCACTAGATAATAATTTACCAATCGGTGACCAAGTAGATGTCAGGTCACAATTAGATGACTTGGTAAAAAGAATGATGGACATGCAAAGACATCCTGAAGAAGCAGACCTAGAATGGTTAGAGGCTATGCAAGAGGAACTGGATTTGGAACGTGACGAATACGAAGATTTCTTTTCTGCAAGACCACCTAAAGACAAGAAGAAAATCCACTAATGGAAATTTTTTTACTTGCAACTCTAATGATGTTGCCTATAATCACAGGCGCATATACTTTCTATAAATCATACAAAGTTTGTCCATAAAATAATTTTCAAAAATATATCTGTTAGAAATAAAAGTTTTATAAATATCCACGTGTATAACGTGCAGTTATATCACATTATCAATGGAGTTAATAAAACAATATGACTGAATTGGTCAAAAAATTAGTACGTGATGCCGAGCATGGAATTCGTGGTACTACTGAAGCTGACTTTTTAGAGGCACTTGAACTAGTGACTCTCGTTTTAGTATTCGTGACTTGCACATTCGCCATTGCACCTATCGTTTAGGAGAACAAATGAAAAAACAAATTTTTGCACTTATAGTTACTCTTGGGTTTGTAACAAATGCATACGCAGATGACTGGAGAATGAGAAAATTTGACTTAGATTCAGATGGGTTCGTCGTCCCTAGTGAATTATCACAAATGGGTTGTGTCGTTAAGCCTGGGCTTTTTAAGCATGCTGACAAAAACAAAGATGGTAAACTATCTAAGAAAGAACTTAGAAAGTCATCAGAGTATATGATCAGAAACAGGTGTCCAAAAAAATCTGACTGATGTCACAGTTATCTCTACCTCTAAATAAACCTAGAGATGCATCACCTGAAGAGGTTAAAGAGTGGGAAAGGACAGACTTCTTTCGCAGTGGAAAACCTGACCCACTCATGTATTTCGTCGTCATACCAACGTTAATACAGTTGACGATGTTTGGTGGGATGTTAGGAATCTTTTGGTTACTATCCCCATCCTATGCAGGATAATCTCTTTATATAAGCATCCCCTGTGGGACATAATTAGTATATCATATTTTTATGAATGTACAAGGGACTTTTTTAATTTTTTTTATATAAATATAGAGTGGATGAACTACAGAAAATTATACAAAGAATAGAAACCTTAGAGAAGGATTCTCATCCTCCTATAGGTCTTTGTGAATTTGATGGGTTCAAAGAGTTGTTAGAACGACTGGAGAAGATAGAATATGCCCTATTCGAAAGAGGTATTGGAGAGGTTCGAACAAGTAACGAACAATCCTAAATCATTCAACGTTGGGAGATTTGACCCCAACGACCCCAATGTCGCAACTGGAATGGCTGGTGCTCCTGCATGTGGAGACGTAATGCGACTTCAATTAAAACTAGATATCGATGACAGAATCGAGGATGTTGTATTTAAAACATACGGATGTGGTTCTGCAATCGCAAGTTCTTCTATGTTTGTGGATATGTTAAAAGGTAAAACAATAGAAGAAGCAAAACTAGTTAAAGATAAAGACATTGCAGATGCATTAGATTTACCACCTATTAAGATTCACTGTTCAGTCCTTGCAGAGGAAAGTATCCATAAAGCAATAGAGGACTGGGAACAAAAGACTGCACATAGGAAACATAATCTCTATCCTGAAAACGGACTATGATAGAAGTTACAAATGAGGCGATTACTCAAATCCTATCGTTGCAACAAAGGGATGGATTTAACCACATCAGAGTTGGTGTTACTGGTGGGGGTTGTGCTGGTTTTGAATACATCTTTGATAGCTCTATGGTTCCTGATGCACATGATACCATCGTAGATTATGGAAAATTCTCTATACTAATCGACCAAGATAGTGTACCATATATAGAAGGTATGACACTAGACTTTGTAATAGAAGGACTCAATTCCTTTTTTAAATTTATAAATCCTAAAGAAACTGCATCATGTGGATGTGGTGTGTCTGTAAATTTCACTGTTTAATAAATATATAAAACCCCCTTGTAGAATCAGGGGTTTTCGTGTATTATATACGTATGACTACTAAAAAAGACCCTAAAAAGGCAGAACACTATGTTAACAACAAAGAGTTCACTCAAGCAGTCTCCGATTTTAATCAAGCGGTTAAACTCGCAGAATCAAAGGGGAAAACCCCACCAAGGATGACCGAGTACATAGGAGAGTGTATCTATAAGATCGCAACTCGACTATCTACACGTCCAAACTTTATCAATTATACTTACAGGGATGAAATGATCTGTGATGCAATTGAAAATTGTATTCAGTATATTGGTAACTTTAATCAAGAAAAATCAAATAATGCATTCGCATACGTCACTCAAATCTGTTATTATGCATTCCTAAGACGAATTCAAAAGGAGAAGAAACAGGTATTCATAAAACAACAGGCGATTGATGCAACGAATGTGACCATGGATGCTTTCGAAACGATTGATGGAGTCTATGACCCAAGTTTAACCAATACCAACGTAGAGTGGATGCAAGAGAACATGAATCGTGTTGAATACGAACCAAGGAAATCAAAACGAACAAACAAAAAGAAAACATCAACATTAGATAAATTTACAGAATGAAATTTGCGATACTGA